CTCTACCAATCGTGCCACATCCTGCATAAGCAGGGGCGCTATTTCATCGTTCACTTCAAAGAGCTATTCATGCTTGATGGCAAACAGTCAAGCTTCACCGCTGACGACGAAGCTCGAAGGAACACGATTGCCATTCTGTTGGCCGATTGGGGTCTGCTCTCGCTTTCAGCTCCCGCACCAGAGAATGTGACGACACTCAAGCACATCAAGATCATTCCATTCAAGGATAAGTCGAATTGGAATTTGGAGGTCAAGTACACAATAGGCTCAGGCAAGAAATGACAACGGTCCGTCAGATTAGGTCTTCAGGAGAAAGAGAACTCATCATTTTTGACATTGATGACACACTCTTTCATACGACCGCACAGATTTCTGTTCTTGATACTGACGGCAAGGTCATGCGGACCCTAACCAACCAGCAGTTCAACACCTTCAAGCTCCCTGCTGGGTGGTCATTCGACTTCGGTGAATTCAGAAACGCCAAGATATTTGCCAAGGAGAGCACGCCAATCAAGCCGATGATCAAGCGCCTGAAGAAACTCATGGTGGATTCCCCGAGCGCCAGATTTGTATTCTTAACCGCCCGAGAAAACTTCGACGACAAAGCACTGTTCTTAGACACCTTCAAGAAGCAGGGCATTGACATGAGCCGGGTGTTTGTTCACCGCGCTGGCAATCTCACGGGCGGTGCAATCCCAGCGCTGAAAGTGAAAATTGTTTCGGGTCACTTGGATTCACGCGCCTACGATAAAGTCCAACTTTTCGACGACGCCCCCGCGAATCTCAAGGCTTTCTTGAAAATGCGAAAGGCGTACAAGTGGGTGACTTTCACTGCGTTCTTGGTGAAAGCCAACGGCAGCGTGAAAGAAATAAAGTAAAGGTGTACAAATCGGCCGATATGTGGTATAATTATCCTACATGTCAAACGGTTTCTACACTAACGTCGCACGATACGCCAACTCAATACTTTATCGTGGATACGACGACGACGGAAAACGCGTCTCGAAGCGAGTCTACTACAAACCCACAATGTACCTTCCTGCGAAGGAGGAAACGCCTTCATCCTGGCATACACTGAAGGGCGACGCTGTTGAGCCGATGGTTTTCGGCTCAATGCGAGAGGTAAAGGAATTCAAGTCGACCTACAAAGGCTTCGATGAATACGAACTCAGCGGCAATGAGAAGCATATCACCGCCTTCATCCAATCGCTTTATCCCCGAAAGATCGAATTCGTACCAGAGAATATCGACATCGGCTACTTCGATATTGAGTGCCCAAGCGAAGAGGGTTTCCCTGAGCCATCCGCAGCCAATGCTCCTATTGTCACGATTGCATACAAATCATCCAGACGCGATGAATACTATGTCTGGGGATTGGGGCCATACGATCCCGCTAAAACCAAGACCGGCCTGAACGTAAAATATTTTCAGTTCCTCACTGAAGATGCATTGCTCGCCGATTTCCTTGAATTCTTCTCTGACAGCGATAGCTGCCCGGATATTCTGAGCGGATGGAATATCAGATTCTTCGACGTTCCCTATCTCATCAATCGTATCAATCGGGTTCTTGGCGATAATGCTGCGAATGCTTTGTCACCTTGGAAGAAGATCAGCGCAAGGGACGTGAATATCTTTGATGTTCCGCACCAGACATATGATATCTCTGGCGTTGAGCAATTGGATTACCTTGAACTGTTCAAGAAGTTCGGTTACAAATACGGCCCGCAGGAATCCTATAAACTTAATGCCATCGCCACTGTTATTTTGGGGCGAAAGAAAGTGGATTACCAAGATGTAGGAACACTCTCAAAACTCTATGTGGATGATCATCAGCGCTTCGTTGATTACAATATCGTCGATGTTGAGCTTGTTTCATTGTTCGAAGAGAAAGTTGGCATGATTAATCTTGTGCAAACCCTAGCATATTTTGCGGGTGTGAATTACACGGACACGCTTGGCACCGTGGGGATTTGGGATTCTATCATTTTCCGTTATCTTGCCCAGAAGAAAATAGCAATCCCGCCCGCCAAGGTTGAGGAAAGATCCGCCTTCGCTGGCGGCTTTGTTAAGCCCGTGATTCCGGACATGTACAACTGGGTCATGAGTTTCGATTTTGCTTCTCTGTATCCTAACATCATCATTCAGAATAACATGAGTCCTGAGACTCTGATTCCGCACACACGGGTTGAGGGGCTTAGTCCTAAGATTATTCTCAGAGACAAGACCTTTCCAAAGGAGGAGGACGTGGCGGTTGCATGTAACGGTGTTTGCTTTAGTCGGGACAAGCAAGGATTCTTACCCACGATCATTGAGGAGCTTTATGATAAGCGAGTTATCATCAAGAATAAGATGCTCGGTGCTCAGCAAGAGAAAGAAGATCTTCAGGACCCCATCGCGAAGGAGCGAGTGGAAGGCCGCATTGCCAAGCTCGAAACCGAGCAGATGGCAATCAAGATTTTGCTCAACTCCTTGTATGGTGCAATGGGAAATATCTACTTCAGGTATTTTGACCTGCGCATCGCTGAAGGGGTTACACTCACGGGTCAGACCGTTGTGCAATGGGGTGAATTGGCACTCAATAAGTGGCTCAATGATTTGCTCAAGACCGATAGTGATTACGTCATCGCCATCGATACAGATTCGGTTTACCTCAATGTTGAGGCCGTTGTCGACAAGTTCAAGCCAGCCGATCCAGTAAAGTTCCTGGATAAATTTGCCAATGACGGCATCACTCCAGTTCTCAAGAAATCATTCAAGGAATTCGCTGACCTGACCTGTGCTTTTAAAGAGCGCATGGACATGAAGCGAGAGGTGATTGCTGACCGCGGAATCTGGACAGCGAAGAAGCGATACATCCTTAATGTCCATAACTCAGAAGGCGTTCAGTATAAAACCCCAAAGCTTAAGATCATGGGCCTCGAGGCCGTCAAATCTTCAACGCCCGAGGTTTGCCGAGACGCGCTTCGGAAGATGTTCGGGATTATTATTGGAACCGATGAGGCCACGACTCAAGCTGCCATTGAAGAATTCCGCAAAGAATTTGATCAATTCGAACCCGAGAAAATTGCTTTCCCTCGTGGAACGACCAATATCATATCACATGCCAACCGAAATACGATTTACGATAAAGGAACACCCATTCATGTGCGCGGATCTTTGCTCTATAATCACCAGCTCAAGAAACAGAAGCTCGAGCACAAGTATCCACTAATCCGCGGCGGCGATAAGGTGAGGTTCCTTTACCTGAAAGTGCCCAACCCGATCCGCGAGAACACCATTGCATTTGTCGATAAATTACCAAAGGAACTAGGACTTCATGAGTATGTTGACTATGATCTCCAGTTTGAGAAAACATTCATCAAGCCTTTCAAGATCATTATGGACGCAATCAAGTGGAACATCAAACCTGTAGCAAACCTCGAAGCGTTCTTCGGATAAGAAATATGAAAAACGATACACAACCAGACAGTGACCTAATCGGCGACATTGCCATCATGCATTCAAAATTCGGTGTCTATGGCGCTGTCAGTAAAATGACGCCCGAAATGAAAAGAGAATTCTTGGCGCTGCGATGGGCTTCAATATACGAAGAAGTTGTTGAACTTGACGAAGCGATAGATCAGAAAGATCCAGAAGAAATCGTCGATGCTTTGATTGACATCATGGTATTCACACTGGGCACACTGGACGTATTCAACGTTGATGCCGCACAGGCTTGGAAGCAGGTTCTTAAAGCAAATATGGCAAAGAACGTTGGTGTGAAAGAAGGCCGTCCAAATCCATTCGGCCTGCCTGATTTAGTGAAGCCCGAAGGATGGCAACCACCATCACATGCAGGCAATCATGGCATGCTCAGTGAGATGTATCCCGCAAAATGAAGTACGCACTCACCATATTCCCATCGGTCTTTGACAACAAAACCAACCGAAAGTTCATAATTGACGGCTGGGATAAGATGGAGGAACTCCTCCGCGGGCTCTCTGAGCAGCCTGGGTTTAAGCCAAAGAAAGGCGAGAGGAGCGATCAGCGCCCATCACCATTGATCACACCCGCGATCTATGAAGAAGGAACCACTCGCGCGAATAAGAACGTGCTCTGTTGGGCTGGTTGGTGCGCAATGGACATTGATAACTACGAAGGAAGTTACCTTGATGTCATTGATCTGTTCAAGGATTATCAGTACATCTCTTATTCTAGTGCGTCATCGACTGAGGAGCACCCGAAATTCAGGATGGTTTTTCCTTTGACGAAAGAACTTAAACCTCAAGACATCAAGCATTTCTGGTTCAGTTTGAATACGAAATTCAACTCGCTGGGGGATCCACAGACGAAGGATCTCAGCAGGATGTATTATGTGCCTGCGACGTATCCGGGTGCCTTTCACTTCTTCAAGACGAATGAGGGAAAGCACCTCAATCCTGATGAATTGATGAACGAGTTTGAAGAATACAAGGGCAAGACTTCCATGACATCGAAGTTTCCCGCCGCCATTCAGCAACAGCTCACGGCATATCGCAAAGCTAAACTTACGAACACCAGCTTCACTTGGAATGGCTACAGAGATTGTCCATTCTGTAAGGAGAATCTGAGCACCGAATATCGAGGAATCGTCTCATCCCAGAGCGCAGGTCGGTATCGTAAACTGTATTCTATCATGGTAAGCATCGCAACCAAAGCAGTCTATTTCGGGTATCCGATCAGCGCGGAAGAGATCCAATCGCTGTGCCGGGAAATTGATGCGGAGAATGGGGGATACTATCAGCGAAGATCAGTTCTCAACGAAGCCGAAAGGGCAATTGAATTCGCTCTTAAAAATTAAAAGCGCAAACTTGTTTACAAATGCCACGATCTGTGGTATAATTAACTACTGACACAAACTATGACAGACTACGAAACACATCCCGCCAATTCACCGATCCCGCCGGTTACTCCAACCACCAACACCGCCGACACGCTTTGGACCCAAAAGGAATCCATATCAGTGCTCGCGGAGTGCGCTGAATTACAGACCAAGAAATCGAATGACTATCAGAACGCTGAATCTCGAATCGTTCAGGCAGATTATTATCCCAGGGGTGTTGCAACGATTCTGGATATCATCCACGCCAAGAAACTTCGTGCGCAATCCGTCATTGAGGCGATGGAGAAAGATCCATCCTATGAACCTAATTTCGAGAGTCTTGAAGATTCTTTTCGGGACATGATTAACTATGCCACGTTCGCAGTATCATGGATCCGCGGAAAAATGGAAGGCCAGGAAGAGGGCGCTGATTTCTTGAATCGTAAACAATAGTGCAAAACATGAACATCACGTGGGATAAGCGATATCTTCGCCTAGCTCAGCACATTGGCGCCTGGTCAAAGGATCCCTCAACGCAAGTGGGAGCGGTGATCATTGCCCCTGAGACAGGACAAGTTCTTTCTCAGGGGTACAATGGGTTTCCTCGTGGCATTGAAGATTCTGATAAACGTTATGCCAACCGAGACGAAAAGCTAAGCAGGACAGTTCATGCAGAAATGAACGCAGTCTTCAATGCATCTCTCTCGGGCATTTCACTGAATGGCGGAACGCTATATGTTCATGGTCTTCCTATCTGCGAGCAATGCTCTCTAGGGATTATTCAGGTAGGAATCAAAAAGGTCGTTGTGACAGATTCACCGGTAGATCAGAAATGGCAAACGTCTTGCTTCAGAGCGCAAGAGAACTTAAACGAAGCAGGAGTGAAATACCAAACGGTAAAAATATGAATAGAATAGCACTAGTATTAGGTCGAGGTGTTGAAGGCTGCGGCGTAACAAAATTCAGTCTTGAGCAAGCACGATGGTTCAGGAAGAACGGTATGGATGTCACGATTTTTGCTGCTGCGGATGTGGTGTGGACACGCATTAGAGCACACGACACGGAAGACATCAAGTTGGTGATGTTTGCTGACGCCGCGGAATCCGAACAATTCACACGAACGATCGATGCTGATTTTGA